GGACTACGCTGCCTACGGCAATTGCCACGGCACCGGACCCCGCATTCAAGGACTCGGGTTACATCGGGACGGACGGGCTGAAACTCACCCCGACCACCTCGACCGAGACCATCAAGGACTGGTCCGGGGCGACCATCCGGGAGGTCCTGGCGGACTTCACGGCCAAAATGTCCTGGACCCACCTGGAACTGTCCGAAGAGGCCATGAAGGTCTACTTCGGGGACGACAACGTGACGGTCACCCCGGCCACGCTGACCACCGGTACCCTGATCGACGCGAAGCTGAACGCGGTCGAGCTTCCGATCTGCGCCTGGATCTTCAAGATCAAGGACGGGGTGCGGAAGGTCCTGATCACGGTCCCGCTCGGGCAGGTCACGGAGCGTGGCGAGTTGACCTTCCTCAAAACCCAGGCGGTCTCGCTCCCGGTCACCCTGACGACCTACCCGGATGCCAGCGGGAACAACGTCTACATCTACACCGACGATGGCGTGTTCACCGCCTAGTCCCAAGTACCGGGTGGCCTGGCGTAACGGGATCGCGCCAGGCCATCCCGAATCCCAAATCAGATCCCGATCCCGAAAGTGAGATCCCGTTATGACCGAACAGACAGCATCCGAAGCAATCGATGGTGTTCCCGCAATCTTCCGGCTTCCGGCCTCCAAGGCCTCCCTGGCGCAGAACCAGTTCCGGTTCCAGCTCCCAGGCGAGGACCGCGTGCGCTCGATCCCGAAGCTCAAATTCCTCAAGCCCTCGCTGGCGGTGAAGATCGAGACCATGCCGATCCAGGCAGCGGTGGTCGAGCTGTTCACCGTGTACGAGCCTGACCTGCTCGACAAATTCGAGGGTATCGACCAGCTCGAAGTGTTCGCGGAGGCCTGGGCCACAGCCTCGGGTATCACCCTGGGGGAATCAAAGCCCTCCTCGGACTCGTCCGAGAACACCGAGGGCCTCTAGAACACTACCTCTGGACCCTCGGCTACTCGATAGACGACCTGGGGGATCGCCTGGACTGGCGCGAGCTTTGGTTGGCAATGAGCTACGCGCCAGCCGACTCGGCCCTCGGGCGGTCCGTCCTGGGCGACTATGCCGGGTGGGACAACAACACATACCTGCTGGCGCTCGCGGTCGATGCACTGCACGACGCGAACTACCAGCGGGGAGGGAACAAGGGTTCCCGGCCCGAGAGGGTCCAGCGTCCGCAGGAGAAGCGGGAGCATCAGTTCGGTGCTGACCCGATTCCGATTGCAGACTTCAACGACTGGTGGGACGGAGCGTAACTGATGGCTAACGAGGTAGGCTCGGCATATTTCACCCTCCTGCCATCGGTCCGTGGCCTGCAGGGTGCCATTGCCAAGGAGGTCTCCGGGGTTGATGGCACCGCCGCAGGTGCATCCATCGGTAAACGCATGGGTGGCGGGATCGCCGGGAGCCTAAAGGCTGCTGTCGGTCCCGCCATCGCCGCTATCGGTGTTGCCAAGACATTTAGTTTTGCCAAGGACGCGGTGGCTTCCTTCTCGGAGCTGGAGGACTCCTCGGCTGCGGCCTCGGTGGTATTCGGCCAGAACATGGGTCAGATCATCGCCCAGTCCAAGACGGCCAGCCAGACGATGGGCCTGTCCGAGCAGCAGGTAATCTCCGCTGCCAACACCTTCGGCACCTACGGCAAAGCTGCGGGCCTGGGTGGCAAGGAGCTGGCAAACTTCGCCACCGAACAGACCAAGCTCGCGGCGGACATGGCCTCGTTCAAGGGCACCAGCCCGGAGCAGGCGATCGAGGCGATCGGCGCTGCGCTCCGTGGCGAGACCGAGCCGATCCGCGCCTATGGCGTGATGCTGGACGATGCCAGCATGCGCCAGGAGGCCCTGAAAATGGGCCTCATTTCGACCACCAAGGATGCACTCACGCCACAGCAGAAAACGCTGGCGGCGCAGTCGCTGATCTTGAAGCAGACCACGGATGCCCAGGGCGACTTCGCCCGGACCAGCGAGTCGACCGCGAATGTCGCCAAGACCCTCGCGGCGGAGCAGGAGAACCTCGCAGCCAAGACAGGCACCGTGCTGGCCCCGGCCTTCACGGCGGTCCGCTTGAAGGCCCTGGACGGGGTGCGCGGGATCTCCGGGTTCCTGGACAAGGTGATCGCGGCGCAAGCGGCGATGAAGTCCGGAACCAACCTGGACGTGGGCAAGGCCCTGGGCCTGTCGGGTCCGGCTCTGACGATCTTCTCGGAGGCCCTCGGGCCGATCCGGGCGTTCAAGGCGGCTCTCTCCGATCCGGGTGGCGAGGTCACCTCGGGCGGGTTCGCGGGGGTGATGGAACAAATCGGCCTGAACATTGCCAACTTCATGCAGACGGTCCGGTCGTTCGACCTCGGGGGCCTGTTCCAGCAGATCTGGACGGCGGTAGGCCCGCTGGTCTCGGAGCTGGGCAACCTCTGGATCGCGATCTCACCACTGGGGGTGGTGTTCCAGGCGCTCGCACCGATCATCCCGATCATCGCCGGGCAGCTCGGATCGCTCGCCGGGACAGTCGGGTCGGCGCTCCTGGGCGCGGTCCAGGCAGTGGCCCCGGTGCTCACCCAGCTCGCCTCGGTGCTGACCGATGCCCTGGGGACGCTGTTCATCGCGATGGCCCCGGTGATCGTGTCGCTCCTGGGGCAGATGGGCGTGATGTTCGCCCAGCTCGCCCCGGTGATCGCCTCGATCATCGGGCAGGTGGCGGGCCTGGTTGGGCAGCTCGTGGCGGCGCTGATGCCGATCCTGATGAACCTCGTAACTGCGGTATTCCCGATGGTCGTGGAGATCTTCGGCGCGGTCATGCAGGCGATCGTCCCGCTGGTCTCGATGATCGCCGGGCTGCTGATCCCGATCATCCGGGCGCTGCTCCCGGTGGTGACTGTCGTATTCCAGGCCGTGGCCAGCGTGATCCGCTCGGTGATGCAGATCGTCATGGGGATCATCCAGGTCGTGACCGGGATCATCAGCGGCAACTGGGCGCAGGTCTGGCGCGGGATCCAGAACATCCTGCAGGGGGTCTGGAACGCCATAGTCGGAGTGATCCGGGGTGCGCTCGCGATCGTCGGCTCGGTCGTGATCTCCGGGGTCAACCTGGCAGCGAACTTTATCCGGTCCGGATTCCAGGGAGCGGCAAACTTCCTGGGCGGGGTCTGGGGCAACATCGTCAATGGCGTCTCGGGGATGATCGGTCGGGTCACGGGGTTCTTCTCCGGCCTGATCGGGAGGATCACCGGGGCGATCGGCAACGCTGGCTCCGCGCTCTGGAATACCGGTGTCCAGATCGTCCAGGGCCTGATCGACGGCATCGGCTCGATGATGGGGGCCATCGGTCGGGCGGTGATCTCGATCGTTCCCGAGGCGATCCGGGGACCCTTCGAGGACCTGCTGGGGATCCGCTCGCCGTCCAGGCTGGCGATCTGGTGGGGTCACATGCTCGGGGAGGGTCTCGTCGGCGGTATCGAGGACTCCGTACCCAAGGTTGCAGCGGCGACGGCGAAGTTGGTTCCGTCCAACCCTGCCGCAGCGTTCGCGATGGCTGGGGGTCGGTACTCCTACGATGTGCGGCAGGCCCCGGCCCTGGCTCCGGTGGTCGAGCAGCACATCTACCCGGCGGAGGGTATGTCCGAGACGAACCTGGCTGACCTGGTTGGCCGTAACCTAGTAAGGGCGGGCAAGTGAGCACCACGTTTGATACCACTGAGGCCAGCCTGAACCTGCACTCGGGCTACAGCCTGGGGCTGGTCCCGGGCACCACCCACTGGGTCACCGATATCCAGGGCTGGTACAAGGCCGCACCCAACCGCAGGGAGAAGGCAGAGAAGGCGGGCAGGCACGGATCGTACGGGGTCCGGGGCTGGAAGGACGAGCGGCTGATCACGGTCGCGGGTCACTACCACGCTCCGGACCGGGCGACCGCTGCGGCCTTCGTGGACGAGATCAACGCATGCATGGCTGACGGCGAAGAGGGTATTCTCCGGGTCAACGATCTAGAGATCGGGAGCCGCTGGGCGAATGTCTACCTGCTGGCCCCGGACGTGACCTGGAAGGGTGGACGGGACGTTCCGTTCTTCCTGGACATGGTGGCCCCGGACCCTCGCAAGTTCGGCGGTCTGATGGTCGAGGGGCCGACTGGGGCTTTCGCTGGTGGCGACGGGTTGAAATTCGACCTGTTCGCCACTGACACCCCGGGGATCCTGGACTTCGGCGCGGAGGGCGAGTCCGGCAAAGTCACGGTCTCGAATCCGGGAACCGCTCCGACCGAACCGGTGTTCCGGGTCCAGGGGCCTCCGGACTTCGCGACCGGGGTGGGTAGCTTCAAGATCACCGAGGCCGAGACCGAGCGGGTCCTGGAGTGGCAGGGCACCTTGCTGACCGGGCAGGAGCTGGTGCTGGATTCCAGGTCCGGCACGGTGGTGCTCGGGACCAACGGGGACCGCAAGGGTGGACTGGTCCGCAGTCAATGGCCGGAGATCCCGGGCAACAGCTCCCGATCGTACACCTTTGAGGCGGTCGGAGGGCTGACACTAGTAGTGGAGGCGCATCCGGCATGGTGGTAAACAACAACTTCCGGGCCTTCATCTGCGAGGCCAAAACCGGCAAGATCCTGACCGATATTCCGGTGGTGGACCCGAAGTGGGGACTCCGGCTGAACGACGGCGGGCCGCTGTCGGCAACGATCGTGGCCAATTCGAAGGAGGTCCGGGACCTGGATCTGCAGTCCCTGACCACGGCGAACAGGCGCTTCCTGGGCTTCGCGGTCGGGGACTACATCATCGATGCCGGACCGATCCAGTCCCGGTCCTACAAGGCCAGCTCGGGCCGGTTGGAGGTCACTGCGGCGAGTCTGTGGCGGATCTTCGACCGGCGGAAGGTGCTCCGGCCCGAGGCGCTGACCGAAGGGGCCAGTCCCGCCACCAAATGGACCCTCCGGATCCCGACCTCGGGTACGACCTCGCTGGGGTCAATCGCCCGGGAGATCGTGCGAATCTCGATCGAGGACAACCCGTTCGTCAACGGCACCGCCGGGGCACTCAACATCGTGCTCCCGGCGGTCGAGGGTGGTGGGCACTACCGGACCTACCACGGGTACGACCTGCGCTGGCAGGGCGAGGCCCTGCGCCAGCTCACCGAGGTTATCGGCGGGCCGGACATTCGGTTCCGACCGAGGTTCAGCGCCACGGACCCGACCGTGGTGGAATGGGTGATGGAGACTGGCACCGAGGCGGACCCGCTACTGCATCAGGACGGCCCGGACTGGACCTGGGACGGCTCCCGACCGGACTCCGGGGTGGTGGGCTTCGATGCCGACGAGGATGGCTCGGAAATGGCATCGCGGGCCTGGGCACCGGGTTCCGGCCAGGAGCGCGACATGAAGCTCGGGAAGGCCACGGACACCACCCTCCTGGACCTGGACTGGCCCTGGCTCGAGACCGACTCGGCCTCCAAGCAGGAGGAGGACCAGGCGGTCCTGGACGGGCAGGCCCAGCAGACAGTCCAGGAGGCAGCGGGACCGCTGACCTCGTTTGCTATCGAGGTCCGGTCCGATCGGGATCCGGTGCTCGGGTCTTACCTGCCGGGCGACTTCGCCCAGGTGGTAGTCCCGGAGGGCCACCCGATCCTGGCCCCTGGGCCGGTGCGGGTCCGGATCATGGCAATCGACGGCGACGGCTCGCCCAAGGTCAAGCTGACTGTGGCCACGTTCATCGGGTCGATGGCGGGGTCCACCTTCGGAACCCGGTCCGAGGCCGAGACGATCTACCCGGTTTACCCGTCCAGCACTTTCTACCCTGGGGACTCGACGTTCCCGGGGACACTGACACCACCAGCATAAGGAGTTCAAAGTGACTGATCGGTTTTGGGCGGACGGCGAGCAGGGAGGAACCCCGATCACCGCTGCCGCACTCAACGGGATCGAGGAGGATATCACCGCAGTCGAGGTGGCGGTGGCGGGCAAGGAGCCAGCGCTCGGCGCGGGGTCCCCGACCGAGTTCCTCCGGGGAGACCGGGAGTGGGTCGAGCTGGACCTCTCCGGCGGTGGCGATACCATCGGGGATCCGCTGGCCCGGGAGTTCCTCACGGACCCGCTCAACGTGTGGGGGCCGGACGGCACCAAGCTGGTCACCCCGACTCACATCGAGCCTGCTGGGGGTCAGGTCGTCCACCCGGGCGTGGTGTTCATCCCGGAAGGCTGGGGGGTCGGCAACTACAAATACTGGATGGCGATCACGGCCTACCCGGGAGGCAACGACGACCACGAGGACCCGAACATCCTGGCGTCGCACGATGGCATCACCTGGGTGCAACCTGCGGGCATAGTGAACCCGATCTCGGACGCGGACGGCCAGCCCGAGTACCACTCGGACACGTACCTCGCGATGGGTCCGAACAACACCCTCTACTGCTTCTGGCGCTGGTACGAAGGGGTCACGGGCAGCGGCCAGGAAGAGCGCCTGAAATACAGCAAGAGCACGGACGGGGTAGCCTGGACAGTCCCGGTCGACTTCTACGTCTCCAACGAGACGGTCCGGCGGTTGCTGTCCCCGAGCCTGATCTTTGAGGACAACCGCTGGACGATGTACGCGGTGGACATGGTGCCATCCCCGAATCCGATCGTCCGGCTCAAAAGCGACTCGGACGACCCGGCCTCGGCCTGGTCCGCTCCGGAGGTCTGCACCTCGGGTACGCTGATCGCGGGTCGGGAGCCGTGGCACCTGTTCGTTACTAAGACCGGTGGCCGGTACTACGCGCTACTGAACGACCGGATCCTGGATGGGGGCACGGGTGGCGCTGGCGACCTGTACTTCCTGGCCTCGTCCAACGGGGTGGACTTCACCAGCTCGGGCGCTGCGGTGATTCCCAAGACGGTGGCCGGGAAGCATACCCAGCTTTACCAGTCCACGATGGTTCCGGCCTTCCAGGACGGCATGCCCGGGTGGCGGGTCTGGTACACGGGCTGGCACAGCGACAATACCTGGTGGCTGTACCGAACCTTCCTGTCGGAAGGCCGCTGGAAGGGTCTCACCCTGCAGAATGCCTGGGTTAACTACGTGGGCGCTGGCGGGTACTCCGAGTCGGGCCTGCGGTACAAGGTGGCGGGCCGGTCCGCCACCCTGGACGGGGCGGTCAAGTCGGGTGCGCTGTCCACGGTGATCACGACATTGCCTCCGGAGGCCCAGCCGTACCACACCTGCATGTATCCGGTAAACGCTGCGGGCACGGTTGGGATGCTCCTGATCCAGGGCAAGAAGAACGCTGGCTCGGCGGGGCAGGTCCTGTACTTCGCGGGGCCGGGCGCTCCCAGCTACATGCCGATCCACATCAAATTCGACCTGGATTAGGAGGCCCGGATGGAAACCGCACCCCGGAAGTCGATCGAGACTGACCCGATGCGACAGGTCATGAACCAGATCCGCGAGCTGCGGGGAGCACTGGAAGTCCTGCAGCGGACCTCGACTCTGCGCAACGCGTCGATCTCTGGGGGCGACGGTCTGCGGATCCTGGACGAGGACGGGACACCACAGGTCCAGATCGCCCCGGACCGGACAGTGACCGTGTTCGACGGCGAGGGACTGCCGGTGGTCCGAATGGGCGACATGGCCGAGACCGGCCCGGAGGAGTACGGGATCGAGGTTCGGGTGGCGGACGGCTCCTGGGTCCAGCTCGGCTCGCAGTCGGTGGCGTGGGAGAATGTGGGGGCCAAGCCCACCACCTACGACGAGGCGACCGAGAAGTGGGACCCCAGGCCCCACAGCCACTCGGGGTCGGAGGTCACCTCGGCGGTCGCGAACGCCACCAACGCGGTCGAGGCCACCCACGCTGCCCAGGCGGACGGGTCGCAGTACGGCTGGACCAACAATGTCGCCGGGACCGAGTTCTACGCGCTCTGGGTCGGCAACGATGGCGGGTACCACCTCGGGCGGAACACCTCGTCGATCAAGTACAAGACCAACGTGCGCTCGGCGGGCGACGTCCGGCCCGGGATGGACCCTCGGAGGATCTTGAAGCTGCGTCCGGTGGTTTACGACCGTAAGCCCACCCTCGAGGTCCTCCCGGACGGCACGGAAGGCCCACGGCGGGTCTACCCGGGCCGGACCAACGAGTATGGTCTAATCGCGGAGGAGACCCTACCGCACGTTCCGGAGATCGTGACCTATTTCGAGGGCAAGATCGACGGCATCCGGTACGACCTGCTGGCGGTGGCGGCAATTCCGCTCCTCCAGGAGCAGGACCGGGAAATCCAGGAGTTGCGGGCAGAGAACGCAGCCATCAAGGAAGCAATCAGAAAGCTTGGAGGGCAGATCTAATGGCAGGATCTCGCGGTCTATTCGTTCGCCAGAACGGAGCGCTCGGCACGACTCCCCTGGAGGCTCGCCGGGCGCTCGCTGGCATGCTGATCCGGAACTCGGCTACGGCTCCACGGTCGGGCCTGATCGCGCCACCGGACACGGTAGTGCAGGCCACCCCGGGCTGGTCCTACAGCATCGTCCCGATCAACCCGGTGGTCAACCGGACGACGGACGAGGGAGCTTATGTTTTCTCCTTCGAAGGCACCACCACGGTCACCACGGACCCGGCCCCGGGCACAGACTCGCGCTGGGACCTGATCTACGTCAAGCAGAACGATATCGAGAAGGGGGACCCGGACAACCTGCCGATCCTGGGGGTGGTCAAGGGGACTCCGGCGGCTTCGCCTTCGAAGCCGACCAGCTCGGTTCCGGACGGAGCGCTAGTGCTGGCGGAGGCCCGGATCTACTCGGGGTCCACCTCGACCCAGCATGCGTCGAACACGCTGGCCCAGGTGTTCCCGTACACGGGCCTGGCGGGGACCCCGATCAAGGTTCGGTCGAAGGCGGATCGGGACCTGATCGCAGTGCCGAGGGTCGGCCAGCAGGTGATCCGGATGGACCGGGATAACCACGTCCAGACTTACACGGGGTCGGGGGTCTCGGGCTGGGAGTATATTGGCAAGCCCAAACGGACTTACATGGTGGTCAACGGGACGAACTTCACCAACACGGCGGGTACGACCTCCCGGTTGGTGGCGACGTACGAGAACGTGACCAAGCCGTACGCCCGGCGCATGTCGATGTTCGGGCAATCGACGGTGGTCGGTCCGGCCCTGACGGGTGGTACGCGCAAGACGATCTACGTCGCAATGTCGTTCCGGGTCAGTTCGGTCGAAGAGGCGCAGTCCCGTACAGCGTTCGCCTGGGGTGATCCGGGGGCAACCCTGATCAGCTCCTCGCTTAACCCAATTCGGGATTATCTGATCGGGTCCAATGTGACCCCGGTGGCGCGGATCTGGATTCAGGACGTTTCGGGCACGGGTAGCACGACCATGAGTGTCGACCCGAGCTTCAACGAATACTACCTCGAAGAGATTCCGGAGGCGGACTAGGTGGCCCGGCGATTCCGGCCCAACGGGGCCAAGGGGGTTGCTCTGCTGGGGTTCGCGGTGGTGGCGATGGCGTTCGGGCTGGCGTTCCTGTCACCCTGGGCGCTGATCCCGCCACCTCCACTCGGGCTGGCGTTCCTGGACCGGCTGGTCCCGCTGCAGGTCTGGGGTGGCGTGTGGTGGGCTGCGGCGCTCCTGCTGCTGGTGGGGGCCTACCGGGAGGACCAGTCGAAAGCGATGGTGCTGTTCGCGCCGATGCTGTTCATCTTCGCGGCGTCGTACGGCATGACGATCGCCACGACCACGGGTAAGATCCAGGTCGCGTTCATTCTGCAGACGGCGATCTTCTTTGGGCTGTTCGTGGCCTGCCTGGCAGTCTCCAGGCTGGTCAACGCGCCACCCGTCGATATCGAAGCATTGGTCAACCGGGTCAACGGCTCGGGGTCTCAGGAGGGCAGCGGTGGTGAGCACTGAACTGGCGGAATTTCTAAAAACAGCACTCACTGTCGGTGGCGCGATGGCCGCAGCCTGGCTCACGGCCTGGCTCACCCGGCAGTCCCAGAAGGAGTCGGTGCAGATCACCGCGCTGACCAACCTTGTCGACCAGCTCCAGGAGGAGCGGGACCACGCCAAGGCCGACGCAAAGCAGGTCCCACTGTGGCGGCGCTACGCGCAGACCCTCCGGCGACAGATTTACAAGCTCGGGGGAGTCCCCGAGGATCCCGATGAAAGGCTGGAGCTATGAGCTTCTTGATGTTGGATTCCCCGAATCCATTCACGGCCCAGGGGACGTTCCCCAGGCGTGGTGTCCGGGGCAAGCTGACCGGCACGGCCATCCTGCACACCTCGGAGGGCAACTGGCAGGCCGGGGTGGACTCGCTCACGCGGCTCGTCCGGACCCGCTCGGACTACGGGTGCTACCACGTGGCGGTGGACTGGGTGGACACGGCCTGGTACTACCCGTGGGAGTGGGAGACCTGGCAGGACTCCGAGACCAACAACTGGGCGGTGGGCATCGCTGCGGCCTGCCGGACTGCGGACTGGCACGTGATGCCAGCGGAGATCCGCGAGGGGTATATCCGGAACATGGCGGCAGCGGCTGCGGACTTCGTGAAGTACATGAAGGCCCAGTACGGGGTCACGGTCCCGCTGGTCCGGATCTCCGGGGCGCAGGCTCGAGCCGGGGTTCCTGGCTTCTGCGCTCACGGCGACTCCGGGATTGCCCGCTCGGACCCGGGCGCGAACTTCCCCTGGGGGACGTTCTTCGAATACACCAAGCAGGCCCTGTCCGGGGTCAAGCCAGCAGGCACTACCAAGAAGGAGCTATTCACCGTGGACCAGTTCGATCAGATCATGAACAAGCTGACTGCTATCGGGAAGGATGCCCGGAACACCTGGTCCGGCACCTGGGCCGGTGGCAAATACGGGAGCCAGGAGTTCAAGTACGGTGCGCTCCCGATCGTCGCCCACAACCAGGTCCTGATGGCGCAGTACCACGCGCAGCAGATGGCCCTGTTGAAGGAGATCGCCTCCCTGGTGGGTGGCGCTGACTTCGACGAGGAGGCCCTGCTGGAGCGGGTTCGGGTGGCGTCCGCTGAGGGTGTCGCCCAGGTGATCGGGGACCAGAAGTTCGCACTACAGCCCGTGGTCGAGGAAGTCGACACAACCAAGGAAGGACACTGACATGGCAGGCAAGTACGAGGCCGAGACCCCGAACCGGTGGATCACGGACCCCAAGACCAGGGACTACGCGTACAAGGTGCTGGCGGCTCTCGGCCCGGTGGCGCTGATCTACGGCTGGCTGACCACGGAGGAAATCGCGGTCTGGCTGGGCCTGGGCGCGACGATCCTGGCGACTCCGGCGGGTGCGCTGGCTTCGGCCAACACTCCCCGGAAGGTTGCTGAGTAGGCAAACCTACCGGTAGACTGGACACCAGCAACACGGCATGGTTGCTCGGTGGGGACCGGCGGAAAGGCCCCGGGTCGAAAGGCCCGGGGCCTTTTTTCAGGTCAACACTTTGACTACTAGACACGAGGGAGTTGATGTTTCACGTGGAACAGCAGCCTACGGGCGACATTACAAATGTGGGTATCGCTGAGCGCCTGGGGGTGGACCACTCCACGGTGTCCAGGATCCGCCACGGACAGCGGTACCCGTCCAGGGAGCTGATGCGCAGGATCAACGAGGTATTCGGCTGGAAGGTCGTGCACCAACTGGAGTTCCTGCCCGACAAGGGCCGGAACATGCGCTACGCGGACGAGTTCGAGAAGCGGATCCGCAAGTGAGCTTCCGATACGAGACGGTCCCTGCCTTGGAGCTGAACCGGGGCCATATCGGGCAGACGGTCCAGGTCACGACTGAGGAGTTTACGATCGTTGGTCGGCTGAACCGGGTCGACAACGAGGACAACCTCGACTTTGGGGAGGTCTCCCCGATGCAGGCGCTGCAGCGGATTCAGGCCCGAGATACCCTCGGGATTCGCCGGGAGATCCGGTGCTGGCTGACCATCGGCCCATGGCGGGGTGAGGTCTACCCGGCCCAGGCTGTGGTGATCGAGTACGAGGAGACCCCGGAGATTGTCCAGGGGACGCTGGTGGAAGTGTCGCTCGTGGAACCAGGACGGGGCTTCCCTGGGGCCTTCCTTGAACTCGGAGAAGGGGAGGGGCACTCGGATGGGTGAGCACTACGCGAGGTCCTGGGAGGGGCACCAGCCGGTCCCGGAGTATCTGCCGATGTTTCACCGGTACCAGTGCGCCACCTGCAAGAACTGGGTCCGCTACATCGAGCGGATCGGAAAATGGAGGCATGAACCGTGAACTTTGAATTGCTACAACATCAACGGGAGGGCATCGAGTGGATCAGGACAGTAAAACGCGGATTGCTCGGGGACGAGCCAGGTCTCGGCAAGTCAAGGCAGGCTATCGAAGCCTTCGATGGAGGACGGAACTTGATCATCGCTCCGGCGATGGTTATCAACGGTGGGACATGGCACGACGAGCTAGAGCGTTGGGCATCCAACCCTGGCAACTGGACAGTGTTACCTTATTCTGGCCTAAACGCAAGAGTAAAAACATCGAAAGGTGGCTACGCGGCGTCCTCCGAGCTGGTGGAGGCAGCTAGGGGTCACTGGGACGCGGTGGTGCTGGACGAGGCGCACTACGTCAAGGGCCGGAACACCTACTGGACCAAGACCGCGCAGCAGATCGGCAAGAACTCGGACCACGTGCTCGCCATGACCGGAACCCCGATCCCGAACTGGGCGCATGAGCTGTTCACCCTGGTGCAGCTCGCCCACCCGGAGGAAGCGCAGTCGAAGCCCGGGTTCAAGGCCAAGTACGGGAACTACTGGAACTGGGTCAATGCGTGGTTTCACGTGGAACTGGCCCATTTCGGAGGCCAGAACAACCGGGTCATAGGGAAGCTGCTGGACTGCACGGCGGAGTGCTACCTCAGGCCGCTCACGGAGCCGTGCGAGCACTACCACTTCTTCATGCAGGAGAACCTGGGCCAGCAGTTCCTCCGGAGGCTCCGGGAGGACTGCCTGGACCTGCCTCCGGTCACGGACCAGCAGGTCCTGACCCCAATGGACACCAGCCAGCGGAAGATCTATAAGGACATGAAGCAGCACTACCTCGCGGAGGTCGACGACCAGGAGGTCATCAAATGGACGGACGGAGCGCGCCACGTGGCGCTGGACAAGATCTCGATCAGTCCCTGGCTGCTGAATCCGGTCGGGGAGCCGAAGGGTGGCAAATTCGAGCAACTACGATACGACCTTGCTGGGAGGAGTCGGCCTACTCTCGTGCTCGCGCACTACAGGGACACGGTGGATGCTTGTGTCCGGGTGGCGGAGTCGGTGGGTGCTTCCGCTGCCTGCGTCCGTGGTGGCATGACTGGGAGGCAGCAGGGCCAAGCGATCCAGGCCTTCAAGGATGGGAAGCTGGACGTGCTGGTCGGCTCCCTGGAGACGGTGGCGGAGGGCCTGCAGCTCACGGTGGCGGACATGGCGATCTTCCTGGAGACTAGCTACAAGCCGTACCGGAACGAGCAGGCCCGGAACCGGGTGCACCGGCTGGGCCAGACCAGGCCGGTCACGATCCGCAGCTACGTCACCCCGGACAGCGTGGACGAGAAGAAGCGCGAGCTGCTGCGGGAGAAAACCGAGGACCAAATCCGGTTCATGTCGGCTGGCGATTTCAAGAGGCTCCTGTGAGGTCTCTGGCAGCGGCCTGGGGGACCGCTGCATGCCGCATCCTTGACACGCAGGCAAACTGCGGGTAGAATAGGTATGTAAGCCACCGCACAGCCAGTCCCACCGAGGAGCACGAAATGACCACCAAGACCGCCAC